ATCACCTTTACGAACTTATTTGCACTATCTGAATAGTCTGCATTTTGTATTTCTTCAAAACTAGAATCGGTATCATCATAGAATGCTTTATGAAACATTGTAATAGGATTATGTACTGGTGTGAGTTCTCTTGTTTCTGTATCAAATATATGGAAATATTTTTCGTCACCAAAATCTCCCCAAGTAAACTGTAACTGACTACCCAAGTATCTGATATTTGCAACTTGTGATTTATGATGAAAATGACCACTGAGTACTGTTTCAAATCTTTTTAGATAAGTATGATCTAATCCATGAGGACAATTAAAGCCAGGCATCATCAATGCACCTTCTATTTCGAAATGTCCCCAACATTGTGTTGCTGTAGAGGTTAACAAAAAGTCTACTGAGTCTGCATAGTTTTCAGGATTAATCCATGGAACAAGTGCAATTTCACAACCATCATACTCTTTAGTAACAGGTTCAGCTATAACATTGATGTTGTTGTCACCAAACAAAAGTAATTCAGGTGAATTAACATCATTGGTGTTCTTATAATAGGTATCATGATTTCCGAGAATCAAATCCATCTTGATCCCTCTCTTAATCATAGGTTCTATAAAGTGTTGTTTGTTTGCTTTGAGCGATGCAAAGTTAACATACTTTCGTCTATCGAAGTAATCCCCTAAATGAACTATCTGTTTGATATTATGTTCATCTAGATATGGGAAAAATATTTCATCATAGAATCGACCTTGGTAGTTGGACATTTCCAACATATCAGCACGAACTCCACAATGTGTGTCGTTTAGTATGGCAATCTTCAAAATTAAGTTTCTTTTGTCTTAGAGTCTTCTGTAAAATTATCTAAAGGTTTAACCTTCTTCACCGTGGCTTTCTTCTTACTTTTCCTCGGTTCATAATTTACATGATTCATATTTTCTTTTAACCATTCCACATTTGTATTTGTCAATGCTGGATCATATTGTCCGTCAATAGTTTGAAATGATTCAAGTGAGACGGATGATTCCATAATGGATTTTTGTTTGATGAAAACTTGTTTCTTCTCTTTTTGGATTCTGCGAAGAAAGGCATAATAACAAATCTGGGTCACATACGCAAATGCGTTAGTTGACTTCTCGATGTTAAAGTTTCCAAGATATTGAATGCAGTTTTCGATTGCATCACATATCATTTCATCTCTATAGGTATAGTTAATGAAATTAGGTCTTGTAGATAGTCGAGTTGCTATTTTATAAACACACTCTCCTATGTACTCCGACATTCTAGGTAGAGTTTCCTCTTTCTCTTTTGCAACTTTCAGTAAAGCAACATAGTCTGCAACAGCGGCAGTAAACTCTTTGTTATTGACGTAATGTTCAGGTTTTTTCTTTTCTGTTTTCATACCCTTATTATACAGTGCTATGGGGGTTTATGTAAGGGGTTTTTTAAATCTATTTTATTTAGATTTATTTTTAAAAAACCACTTGTGTTCTAATCAAAGTATGATATAATTAATATGTCCCAAGGGGAGATAGCTTATAAGGGATTAGACTGGAGACGATATCAACTGACAATCAAACTCTCGGCCTCGACCAAGTTTGTTAATCTCACCCATAATAAGTAAACCCAAACATACAGATAATACTATACCTAATATATAGGGTTGCATTTTAGACTCGTAAAGAGGCGCCAAGCATCCATCCACTGAGGAAGAAAGCGAGCGCCCACCAAGGGTGTTCTTTACAAAACCAAATTAGGTTTTCAATAAACATTAGGGGCCAACCGATGATGCAAAAAACATCACACCGAATGGTAAAGCGAAGGGAAGAGTCAGTAGCACTAGAAATTCGATAGTGTCACAGATTTTACAAACGTATTTGTTTTCTGCGACTTCTCTAGCTTTTCGTACCATGCTCTTCGTTAAGTAAATAACTGTGGACATGGTTTCCTTTTAAATTAATTATAAGTTTTATGTATGACTCACTATAACCGTGATCAATACGCAGATATTTAGACAAGATAAAAACCTAAGATGCAGGTTTAGTGAATTATTTTTTTTCCGTCTATTGGAGCAATCGACATGAAGTCTTCAAGGATGCGTTCGTCATCCGCCATCATATGTTCTTCCAGTTCCCAATCATCCAATTCAGCATCAGGGACACCATCGATCATTTCTTCTATTCGTCCTCTTAGAAATTCTCTTGGTGATGGGAGTTTATTAGTCAATGGGATGTTTCCGTCTTCTACCATTCTTAACCATCTAGAAGAAGCTTCATCATAAAAGGGTACGAACTGTTCATTCATTGGACTAGTGTGCATGATACTTTCTAACCCAATACTTAATATCGGATCATGTGAAAGGGGTGCATAAGGAATGAATGTTGCAAGGGTGTTGGTTTGTGTCACTCGTGTGAGTTGACAGATCATAGGTAAGGTGATTTCAACAGTCGCTTCGGTATAGCTTACCATACCACATAGCTCTTGTCCTGTCTTTAGTTTTAAAACCTCATATTTCATTTTAGATTGAATTGTTTAATCTCATAAGAAAAACCTTCCTCGTTGTATATATTTATACGATCTTTCAGGTGATTGAGGGTATAATTTTTCCCACCGATGTCATCAGCGATGTCAAACAACTTCATGGAGTCCTTACCACTACCTTTTCTTAGTCCTCTTCCGATGGACTGTAGGTTTCTAATTCTTGATTTTGAGGGTGATGCAAACACAATGTTATCAATTAGTTTAATATTGACTCCTGTAGAAAAAGTTCCGTATGACGCTAGTATGACATTATCTCTCGACTTCTCTACTAGTTCACGAACCTCTTCACGATCTACTACATCAGTACCACCGTACACATAGTGTAACTTATCTCCCAGTCGTTTCATCATTTTGTTATGTAACAGAACACCATGTTTCTCCACATATTGAAACAATACTAGAGTATTACCTTTTAGACTATACACTAGGTTACATATAAATTCGTTCCGACTATCATTTGATACGAGGTAGTCCATTTCTGCTTGGTAGGTTTCTAGTTTAACCTTCTTATGTTTAAGGACTAGGATATCAATACTTAAGTCTGCAATAGTTCCGTCTTCCATTAACTCAGAGGTGGTGATAACCTTCTTGAGAGGCCCGAATAATCCTTCGAGTTGTAATCTATGAACCTCTGTTCCGTCTAGTGTTCCTGTTGTTCCGAAACGTAATGCAGTGTTCTTCATCTTTTCTAGAATACCTTTCAATACATTTGCCTTGAATAGATGTGCTTCATCTCCGACAACCATATCAATTGATTCTAGGGTCTTCTTAGGTGCTTTACTGAATGACTGCCATGTAGTAATTGTTATAGGTGCATCAAATACAGGTTGACCGTGGTAGATTTTGCAGATAGGTTCTTTATAACCATACTCCACGAAATCCTTACTCATCTGTTCAACCAGTGAAGTTGTGGGTACGATGATTACAGTTTTCTTATTATAGTACCGTGCAAGTAAGTATATGATTAATGACTTACCACTTGCAGTTGGTGAAAGTAATAGTTGTCTTCCGTATTGTATTGCAGTGTTGAATGCATCTATTTGATACTCTCTAGGTTCGAATGGCAGGTTTAAACTTGCTAACCATTTTTGACTACACAATGCTCTTGTCTTGGTTCCAATAATATCATGAATCCCTTCAAAATTATATCCTCGTTCTCTGCAGAACTCATCCACATATGGAAGTAGTCCAATATAAATCTTGTGTGTTTTAATAGAGAACAGGTATACCTTACCATCCCACATTCGGTTCTTATAGGAAGGCATGAATTTTGCGTTGGGAACTTTAAACGAAAAGAATTCGAATAACTCCTTTGCAAGTCCATCATCACAATCGACCTTAAGAAATACTTCGTTTACTTTAGAAACTTTTACAGTATCAGACATAGGGTTTACCAGTAAACCATACAACTAATGATTTACGAGTACCGCTAAGGATTGGGGTTACCTGATGGTATAAAAAAGAAGGGAACACAGCGACACTTCCAATTTCTCTCATAGAAAAAGGTAGTGTTCTGATAGATTCATTCATATCTATAGAGGGACTTAATCCTTCCATTCCAAAAGCAGTGGTCTTCATCTTATCAAATTCTCGTTGGGGTTCCAACCACTGAAAATGTCCGCCTTCATATTCTTCGGGAGTGTTTAATTGAATAGTCATACTAAGTTTTCTATGAAGACCACTTGCATAGGGTTTAGGGCCTGCATCCGTATGCCAAGTATAAAAATCTCCCTTCCTGTTGGGTTGTTCATTATAGATCGTATACTGAGGATTCTCCATTAATTCCCATTGATGATTCCACCGTGCATCACTATTTCCCATGTTAGCTGCGTCTACAATCTTTTTGTGTAGATGTTCAGGCATATGTCCTGATGGAAGATCAAACCACTTTACCTGAGAACTACGAATATCTAGATTTTCATTCCCTTCATCTTTTTGTTCCGAATCCTTATCACCATCACTTGCTCCAATCTGGCCAGGCATAAACTCTAGTTTATCAGCTGCATGATGTAGGTCTGCAATTTCTTGAGGTGAAAAGAATGAAGGTGCTTGCCATACATAGTTTTCTAATATCATATTAAGTTCCCGCCATGAAGCGTCTCCAATCGATAGTATTTCGTATCGTTTGGTGTCTCCAAGTTATATTTTGCATACACTCTTTAAGAAAGTCTATAGTTAATTTTAAATATTCTTGTTTAGCTTTTAACTCTTGCAATTCTTTATCACTATTAAAGAAATAGTGCATATCCGTTTTCATCACCTTTAACCCATCAAAGGGGTCTTGATCCCAACCATATGAATCGATGGTCTCTCTATCCAACTTACCAGTATACCACAACCACTTATCTCTAAGTAGGATATCGTATTTCATTTGGTATTGTTTTTCCACCATCAATTTACTAGTAAGTAAATCTAGATATTTTGCGTGTAATTTGGGGACTTCAAGGGATGCATGATCTAATTGAATATCATCAATCTCACAATCTTTCGCCCACTGGGTCTTTATCTCTTCTAAGTTCATAATATATTATACCACGAAAGTATGTTTTTAACTAGTGGTTTTGATCTCGTAATAGGTAAACCTGAACTCACATGTACAGGTCACTGGTTCGGTTTCTGCACCTGATTGTAACTCCAACGCTCCTAAAGAGATTGGAAATGCATCATGAAAGTGGAAATACCTGTTAGGTAAGTTTTTATTAGTGTTAGTAACTAGTGTGATTTGTGACATTGTGTTTAGGTTATCTTCATTTAGACTTGATATACCTATAGGATTCTTCGTTGCACCAGTATATGTTCCGTAAGCACTTGGGTCACTTATGGGTACTATTGAATTTATCCAATCGTATATCTCTTGGTAGTTTGCTAAATCTTCATCAACTAGGAAAGTTACACTTAGTGTATCAAAGGTAACCTTATCGCCAGGCCAATATACATCTAACCCAACTCCTGCTTCTGCAACAATCTCTGTAAATGATAAGCCGGGAAGGGTTACAGATTGTACATAGTACTCAACTGTAGGAACTTTATCTATTAATAGTCTAAAATTATTCTTATTAAGAATCGACTTGTTGATATCTATTTCAGCCATCTAGTTTTATTATCCTTTTATTTGACTTGGTGTCATGGTAATCCTCACCCCTATACTCTCTAATACTGGTCATCTCACATAGGTATCCGTCTTGGACATATGTAGTAACTATTTTTCTAGAAAGCACATCTTTGGTGTTTTCTTTCCCTTGTGGAAAGTTTGCCTTCTCCCATGGCCCTTCTAGAATCTTTACTGTTTTTTCGTAGTTTGTCATAATTTTATATTTAGGTAAAATGGGGGTTTCCCCCCATAGTGTCATTACTTTTCGGTTACGAACTCGTTAAGTTGTCTCGCTGTACGAATAACTTCTTCACCAGTAATTTCTCTTAGCGGTAAGGGTTTCTTATCGTTAGGGAAACTATCGTTGTGGGCGTAGATAGAATCTACTTCTCTTTGGAAGTTGGACTCTAATATCCCTTGTGCTTGACCTAGTAAGTCAGCTCTGATTTCGAACCCTGATTTATTTGTGTTTGACATAATTTTCTCCTGTGTGTATGTGTCATGTAAAGATTATTCCTTACCATAGTATTTAGGTCATTTAAAAAACTACTTGACAATGACTACCATTTTCTGATATACTAGTAGTATGGAAATAGAAAGAAAAAATATTATATTTGACATTGACGGAACTATTGCCGATATGCAACATAGGAGACATTTTGTAGAAAATACTCCTGCAGATTGGGGTTCTTTCAAGTCAGAAACCGTAAATGACACCCCTAACCAATGGGTGTGTGATATTGCAAAGAGGTTCATTGAACAAGGAGATAGAGTAGTCTTTTTCTCCGCAAGGAATGAAACCGAAAGAGATATCACCGAAGCTCAAATTAAGGAGTGGATAGGTGTTGATTCATGTGACTTGTTCTTGAGAGGAAACGATGACTTTAGAACTGATGCAGTATTTAAGACTGAAATTGCAGACTTGTTCGAAGAACATGTTGGTAAGATTGACATGGTCTTTGACGATAGAAACTCTGTTGTTGAGATGTGGAGATCAAGAGGATTGAATGTAATCCAAGTTGCAGACGGCGACTTCTAAAACACCTTATTCAAGGTAAAAAAAAAGGTCTCTTACGAGACCTTTTTTAAAGTTACTTAAAACTTTTAATTTACAGAATGTTAGAAACTGCAAATTTTCTGTAGTACTGGTTAGTACCTGCAGATGCAAGACCACTTGCAGGTGTAGCACCTACGAATGGATTACTTACCATACCATATCGAGTTTTGAAACCGATTTTTGGTTGGAAAGTGTTCTCACCTACTGCACGAACCATTTGTAATGGAACGTATGGGCAATAGAAAAGACCAGCATCATAAGGATTAGTACCCCTATAACCTACTGTTAAGTAGTCAACGCCTGCATAAGGGTCAACATAAACCTTAACTCGTCCGTTAAGAACACCAGCAAATGTATTGCCTGTGTCATCAACATTCAAAGAAGTAGATAATGCAGGAGCGTAATCTAATACCCCTGCCATTGAAAGAGCAGATGCTACGTCTGAAGAACATAGGATAAAGTTGCCTTTACCTCTACGAGTTTCTTTAGCGATTGCATTTGATTCTCTTTCGATTTGGAATAATAGACCTTTGAATTTTTCAACAGACCATCTTCCGTTAGCATCAACATCTAAGTTGAATGTTCCAGCAACAGCAGCTGCCGCAGCACCTGTTTTTGCTTGGATGTTGACATTTCTGACAACTTCACGGTTAATTTCTGCTAAAATTTCAGAACTAAGAATATTTGCTAATTCTGATTCTGCATCAAGACCGTGGATTGCTTTAAGGTCTTGTGCTAATTCTAATGTGTATTCTGCTTTTAATGCTCTTGACTTGGCGGTCACAGTGGCTTTCTCGATAGAGAATCCCATTTGTGCAAAACCGTTAGATGCTTCAACATCACCCAAAGCTTCTGCTGAAGCTGTGGACATGCCTGCACCTGTATCGGAAGCGTATGCACCTGCAAACGGATCAGCATTTTGTGCCGCAAGGACACCGTCTGCTGTTGGGTTTACACCTGAAGAATAGTCAGTTTGAACTTCGTCTATTCCCATAGCTTCTGATTTAGTTAGTCTTGTTCCTGAAGGGTAATCGTTATATCTTGCTTTCATAGCAAAGATTAACCCTGTAGGGCCAGTCATTGGTTGAACTCCACAAATGTCGTACGCAACGAGATTTGGCATAGCACGTCTAACTAGTGAGATCAAAATCGGATCCCAGTTAGAAACGCCTGTTCCAGTAGCATTTAAAGGTGCTGCCTCTTGCAAGTTCTGCTCGTTAAGAGCTTTCTCTTGGTTTTCAAGGATAACAGCAGTAACAGCACGCTTGTAGTTGTCTTCGATCTTTGGAAGATCAGAGTGTTCTAGAATCGGTTGCCACTTTTCTTGTAAGTTTTCTGATAGAAACATTGTATTTTTCCTTTAAATTAAACTTTAACCTAATGGTTTAAGTTTTGATATTGCTTGAGTATACTTATTCATTGTAGGGTCTAATACTTTCTCTGTTTGTTCAACTTCGAATTCATTAGCACCTTCAACAACTAAGGTCTCAGTAACTACCTTTTTACCTTCAACAGGGAAGTAGGCTGCTTTGACTTCTGCAACTTTCTCAGCGAAATCTGCTTCATCTTTGTAGTCCACACCTTCTGCTAAAGAAGATAGTTTCTCTTTTTGAGTATCAGTCAAATCTTTCGATGCTTCTGATACTACATTGCCTCTCTTGAGAGAATCATTTTCTTCAGTGATTGCCATATTATTAGACACTTCACCGTCAAGTTTAGATTCCATCTCTTCGAGACGATTTGCGAGTTCATCGATAACATCATACTTATCTTCAGGAACGTCAACATAATGTTCTACGAACAATGTTTTTAATCCTTCGATAAAGTTTTCAGTCATTTCTGACCTCAAACCACGCTCTATTGCAAGTTCGTTTTCTTTCGTCCACTCTTCTGCACAATAGGTTAAGTACTTATCAACGGCTTCCGCAAGGTCGTCTTTGACAGTATTAACTGTAGTTTTTAATTCTTCTTGATATTTTGCATCAAGTTGTTCTTTAACTTCTTGTACTTTTGATTGTACAGAAGCTTTAAAGATTGTTTTAGCCTTTTCAGCATTTTCTGGGGAAAGGTCTAATGCTTCTGAAATTGCTGATAGGTCGTCATCTATTTCAATTTCAACAAGCGAAGATTCTAAATCTGCAGATACTTCTTCAGCAACTGCTTCTTCTTCTTCTTCCTTAACTTCATCAAGTTTAGACATAGATGCAAGGATTTCCCCTACTTTATCTTCGTCCATACTCTTCAAAGACTCAACGATTGCTCTTGCAACCTCTGCCTTTGTCAAACTCTCGTCAGTCTCAGATTCAGATATTGTTCCCAATACTGTCTGAAGTTCTTCCTTAGTCATTTCCTTCATGTTGTTGACGATAGCTTTAATTGATTCCATTTTAGAAGGTTTAGTTTCTTCTTTAATTTTGTCTGCTTTTTCAGCTTTACCAGCACCCTTCTTCTGAGGATCACCTTCGTTTGAAGGAACTTTCTTCTCAGCGTCTTTGATTGCTTTAACTGCTTTGTCAACAGGATTGGTTTCAACTGGGACGACTTCAGCTTTGCCTTGACCTATAGTCGCAGCATCGGATGAACCTTGTTTGACTGGTTTTTTGTCACCTTTTTCAGCTTTAGCGTCAGGTTGCCCTTCCTCTAGAACTGTTTCAACAACTTCATCAGTTGTCTCTAGGTTATTTTCTAACTCTGCCATTTTTTTCTCCTGTTTTAACACTTTATGTGTTACTTTATTTTATTTATATGTTATAGACTCTCAACGAACCTTTTCCATAGATTTAACTTAGTTTCTTCCAACTTATTTAGTCGTGCAGATTTTAATTCTGTTTGCATTTCTTCTAATTGGACTTGTGTGAGGATACCATTCTGATATACCCACTCGACCCCTTCCATGATTCCTTCGACAAATGCCTCAGGAGCGGATGGGTCGGCAACGATATCACCTGCAGTAGCAAGTTGAAAATCGTCTTTAACATACTGTGCATTACCTCGTTGTTCGAGCGAACCCAAACCTCTAGATGATACACCTAATTTAGCACCATCATTGATGAGAGCTTTAACAATCTCACCCATTGGAGTACTTAAAATCTTTGCCTTACCCACATAGTTCTTACCTTCTAAGGTTAAGGACTGGATAAGATGTGATACTTTGTCAAGGTTAATAGTTGGCCCTTCAGGGTGTCCCAACTCACCGAATGCACGGTCTTTCTCAACAAATTCTTTTACATAACGAGTAACTTCTTTTTCCATAATGGCTTTAGGGTAAACTCTTCCATTACGATTTTTTATATCCGCCTGCATGAAGACACCTTCAATAAAGTAGTCTTTCTTACCGTTTTTTGACTCGGTAATTACTGGTGATATACTTTCGTTAAACTCAGCTATTAATTTCATTTACTATTTCCTCGATGTTGACATCAAATTCTTCACCCATGTTCTTCATAACTTTTTTGATATCTTTAAATTCTTTCTCTGCAGTCTTAAGGTCTTTATACGGTGCATCACCTGTAAAAAGATTATTGTTAACAAAAACGTGAATCTTTCCCTTATAACTAGCATAAACAATGTCCAAGTTTTGAGAACCTATTTTGGATGTATCGGTTTTAACCTCTTTGTGTCCTGAAGGCAATTTATTCTTTGCTTCATTCAACTCTACTGATACTTGTCCAAAAGTTTTCATCTAGTCCTTCGCTTCTTCTGTTTTGTCCATCCAGTCAACTTGACTTTCAACTCGTTTAAAATCTACTGCCTGTGCAGCCTTTTCTTTGATACCCTGTCCTATTAGGTCTTTTGCAGCTGCAAGTTCCCCTTTTTCTACAGTATCTACAATTTCTCTTGCTATCTTACTCATTATTTATCTCCTACTTCAGTTTGATCGTAAAATCCGTCTCCGTCACCTTGGTCGTCTCCGTCCTCGGCTTCCTGTTTAATCTGTGCATCAATTAACTTGATGTCTTCTTCTGTCTGTCTTAGGATGTATTTTCTTACATATTCTTTACTGAAATACTTTCCTACATAGTCACCAGCAGTCTGAAGTGCATCCAACCTTTCTCTAAGAATCTCTTGTTCCTTTAACTCTGTAAAGTGATTGTCTGCAGTGAAGTCATATTGTATGAAGTCTTGCAACTTATCAAATTCTTCACCTTTTACTATCTCTTTAAGAATCAGCTGAGTCCTTAAAAGGTCTGTAAACACTCTAGCAAACTTCTTCTGAAGCCTGTTAGTGAACTTATTAAACTTAAGTTCGTCTCTAGAAATCTCAGAAGATCGACCCATATTGAATCCGTTATCTGACTCCATTCTAGAACTAGGAACATTTAATGATTGGTATAACTTCTTCTTGAAGTATTCTACATCATCAATTTCTGCAAGGTTTTGTCCGCCTGGCAATGTGGTAATTTCTGTTCCTCTACCACCCTCTCTTCTAGGTAACCAAAAATCTTCTAACATACTCATATGTTTTCGATCATCTTTGATCTCCC